CTTATCGCACGGTCAGTTTGCGGCCCGTCAAGGCCGATCACGCCCCCGACGCGCATGTTGCCCACTCTGCGCCCGCCTAAGTCTCTGGCGATTGAGTTTGTGGCCCTGTTGCTTTGCAGCCCGTCCGAAATAACCTTGCGCGCGTTTATGATTGCATCGTCGCTGATATTCGTGACCAGCCGTGCTGCCTGTTCTGTCGCCAGAGCCACCGCGCGGGGGTGGCTCCCATCGAAACCGAACCGCCCCGCCAAGCCCTTCGGCAGATCCGCAGATACCGCCAACCCGCCACCAATAAATGCGTCCTGAATGGCGCGTTGCAGGGGGTACAGCGTGCCTTGATCCAGCCGGAACAGTTGCGCCGCCGCTTCGATGTTGCCCGCCTCCAGCAACCGGACCAGCGCCGCCGTGTCGATTGCACCGCTGGCTTTTGCCATGGCTTCCACGAACGCCTTGCGGATGGCTGCGGTTTGCGTCCGCAGCAGGCTTTCTACGCGGCGTTGCTGTGGTGTCTTGCGGGCCATGTGTTACCACGCGCTTAGGCCGCACGGATGCGGCGTTTCGTTGATTTGTCGGGGTGGTTTAGAGTTTTGGAAACGTATCCCATATCAGCCAGCCAAACAGCCAGTGGCGGCTACACCGCGTTTGGGTACCGTTCTTGTGGTGCGTCACTTCCTCATAGGCTTGGTGCGGAGGCCATGCGGAGACTGTCATGGTGCTTCGGTTCATTCGCTCACTACCCGCCGTGATCCGCATGAACACGTTTCGATCCATATGCCCCCGAACGCAGGGTCGTAGGCGACCTGAACGCGCTGTCGAAACGGGTGTCCCATTATGCGGTGCAAAAGTCTCATCATCTCATCATCCCCCTCATATAGCCCAGCATAAACGCCGCCTCTATCTGCCGATCATATACCGCGAACACTTCCGGCGCAATCATGTGCATCGCCCAATACGCCTCTGCTGTGCGTCCCGCGTCTAAGTGCGACTGGACTAGCCAGCGTTGCGAGAAGTGCGCCAGTGACGCTATTTCGGAAGCCGTGGGCGGGTTAGCGGGCAAAGATGGCCTTAGCCACTCCGGTCGCCATATCCTGCGTTGTGATCGTCTTGTAATCATGGCCGCCATCGCGGGTGTCGAACGAAAGACCTGTCAGGCAAGCGCCGTTAGCCTCGATCAAGTCTTTTACCGCGCGGGCCAGTTCGTCGGGTGTCAGCTTAGTCATTCAAAAGCACCTCATGTTTAACTTCAACGCCGGAAAACAGCAGTGTCTCAACGCTTTCGACCTGCAAGAACTTCGTCGCGCTGGTCACGTCTGCGATTGTCACGTTGATCGCGATGTAATCCGCCTTGGTAGGCTTAACACCTAGCGCGCCGATTGTCAGCATGGTTTTAGTCACGCCGATCAACATGCCAGACGCATCCCGCATCATTATGGGCTTTGGCGATACCAGAATATCATAATCAACGGGGCTGGTGTTCACTGGCACATCTGGATCAGTCTGCACAGCGCCTTTGCGGCGTAGAACGCATGGCGTTCCGATGCTGGCGATACCCTCGGCCACGTCCTTTGCGGCCGCTATTGCCTCTGCGCTCATGACAAACCCGTTTCCGCAAGTTTGGCTGCGACCCTGGCCAGTTTCCGGTCGATCAAAAGCATTCGCATTTCGGTGTAAATACTCAGTCTCGCAGATTGCTCATTCAGCCACACGACGGCGCTCATGACCGCAACAACGTCTTGGTGTTGCCGCCGATGAATGGCCTCATCATTCCGTCGATCCGCGTGCTTTTCGGAACCTGCGAGCCGCCCTTGCGCCCGGTAAACTCCCACCGAATATCGCCAACGCCTGTCAGCACCTTGTCACCCGCATCGCTGTAGGTTTTGGAGAACACGTTAGGCTCTGCCAACTCCAGCCGCGCCGCCTCATACGTTGCGGCCTCTACGGCGTCTGGCAAGGGGTCCACGAACGCAGGCAGGAACCGCGCCACATACTCCGCCGCGATGTAGTCACCAGCCCGCACAAGCGCCGCCTCTGCGTCTGCGTCGGTCGCTGATGTCGGCGCGCTGTCGCCCCTTGCAAGGGCGTATGCGCGGAATGATGCAAGATCAGCCATTACAAGCCCGTGAAAATGGCCGCTTTGACCATCCCGCGCATGTCCTGAATATTGGTTCCCTTGGGGATCTCAACGCCGTGGGCTTCGGCAAGATCGCGCAAGTCGCCCTTGCTCATGGCGTCAACCGTTTCCGGCGTGAACGCGTCGGGTTCCGCTGGCGCTGGTCCGCCCATTGCCTGCGCCGTGTACCGCGACTGCATGTCTAGCTGTTGCTTGATGTTCATGGGGGTTTCCTTCCCTGCACCTTGACCCAAGATGGGTAGGTGTCTGAATTAAATCGTGCGTGGCAACCCGAAACGGACATGCCGTAAACCTTAGCCACTTTTGACAAGCTGTCGTATGCGGTGCCTTCAACCTTGTAGGTCGGGCCGCAACTCAACTTTTCGACTGACAGAACTACATCTGGCGCGTCGGGGTATTTGTAATATCGTTGCTTTGCCGCCTCATAGTTTATGCCCAACTCTCTGGACCACTCCGCTAGGGTCTGTGTTTTGCCCAAGTGCGAAAGAACTATGTTGCTGCGCTTGTTGTTGCCTTGCTCGGTTAGTGTCGCCCACTGGCAGTTTTTGGGCCAATATCCCGCGTTGTTATCTATGCGGTCAATCTGGTGCAGCTTGCTGGGCGGATCGCCCATATCTGCATAGAAGGCTTCAAAGCTATCAGCCCAATCAGGCGACATATCAATGCCGCGTCCGCCGTAGTCTGAAAATCTCGAATTTTGTGGGTTCATTGTGCGCTGCTTCATGTGCGCCCAAGTGTTATAAGCCTTTGACCTTTTTGAAGGGCCGCTTTGCCCATGTGTGCTCTTGTGCTTTGACTTCCAATGGCTTGCGCAATCAGAACACCATCGCGTGTTTCCGTTGCGAAGGTTGCCGCTGTCAACTGTGTTTTCGACGCCGCAATCACAAGCGCAAATCCAATGGCTGCGCTTGCGGCCTGATCTGCTGATTTTGTGAGTTCGCTCTAAAGCTGTGAGCGCGCCAAATTTATCGCCCGATTTTATTGGTAGTCCGCCCATTGTGGCCCCCTATGTTAGAGGGCCACAATATACGTTTAACAGAATTGCCGCAAGTTAATTCTATCCGTTTGTGACGATCGAAGCAAGTGGCACGAGCTTACGATCAATCACGCGGTCCCAGTTTGCAGCCAAACGAAGCTGCGCCAGAGTGGCGTTGCCGTCCGTCAGCGTGGTGTTGGTAAACGCGGTGCCGAACGGGTGGATAACCCAAGACTTGCGCTCCCAAAGCGTCTCAATGCCTGCACCGTTGCCCTGAGCCGCTTCGCGGTCCAGTTCCACCGGAACCTTCGGGCTGCGTTCACCGTAGCCGATCAATCCAGTGCCGAACAGATAGCTGGTGTAGGTCGCGGCTGCATCGCTGCCGCCCGTACCTGCTGCGGCTGTCATGGGCAGGCTGTCGTCGACAACTAGACGGCGGCCAAGGAAAGACGGAATGGTAAGCTGCCCGTTGCTGTCCGCAAGGAAGTCAATATCGTCATTGTCGACCATGCGCTTGGCGACAACGGAATGCACGGCGAACACCGCGTAATCGTCATAGTGGTCGCCAGACGTAAACGCCGCTGCGGTGAATACTTCGCGCCCGAACAGGGTTCCGGTCGCAACATCCGCATTGGTAGCGCCCGCAACGTTGTTGACCATATCGCCATCGTCGTTTGCGACGTTGTCGGCAATGACGCCTTGCAAAGATGCAATGGTGCGGCGCTGCCATTGGCGCATCCAATAAGTGCCGAAGCGATTGCGAACCTGTTGCATGGGGTCAGATCCGGCAAGTTCGCCGGTCATATCCGCAGACGAATAGCCTTGGTTCAGGCTGGCCATGCGTGCAACCTGCGTGCCTGTCGTGACCTTCGCAGGCACGGCAATATCGGTTGGATCGTCGGTGCCGTAGTTCGGCTCATCGGATGCGTCCAGATCCTTCCAGAACGGCAGTTCAGCAATGCGCCCGCCGTCTGAGAACATGCCAGCAAGGGCAGGGTTTGCAACTGCGATACCGCTTTCAAAGAAAACAGTCTTTTCAGGGCCGTTTACGGCTGTGTACGAGGAATAGACCTCGGGGACATATACGTCAGAGATTTGTGTGGTAGCCATGAGGCTTTCCTTTCGAGATTATGTGCCAG